ACCTGTGAGGTCTGTAGGAGCTATAGTAATATTAGCTGTACCATCGAAAGACTGACCAGCAATTGTACGTGCAGTTGCTAGGGCTGTAGCTGTGCTTGCATTACCTGTAACAGCACCTGTAACATTACCTTCGATGTTGGCTACAAGTGTGCCTGTAGTAATTGTAAGATCGCCTGTAGACGCACCAGTAAACGTACCTGTACCTACAGTAAACTTGTCTGCACTTTCGTCAAAACCAATAAAGGCATTAGCATCATCACCACGTTCAATGACAATACCTGCATCACCTGAAGCAGAACCTGTACGACCATTACCTAACTCAATAAGTTTATCATCGACAGTCATGTTTGCAGAGTTTACTGTAGTGGTTGTACCATCAACCTGTAAGTTACCTGTAACTGTTAAGTTCTGAGATAGTGTGACATTACCACCAGAAGTAATAGCAATAGCATCTGTATCACTAGCAGAGCCTATATTACCACCATCACTGATAATAACATTACCACCAGTAATATTTCCTGTAGTTGTAATGGTACTAGAGCCAGTATCAATTGTACCAAAGCCAGATGTAATAGAACCTGCGTTTAAAGCACCAACAGTTGTAGCAGCCGTTGTTACAAGATTAGGCATAGCCGTAATTTCATCGTCAAGATACGCAGCAAGGTCTGTCATTGCAACCTGTATCATAGTACCGTTGTCGTTCATAACAACACGATCCGCATCAGCCACGGTAGTAGATGTTGCAGAGGTATCACCGTCTAGTATATTAATCTCAGAAACAGTTACTGTAGCTCCATCCAGTTTATTTAACTCAGCAGCCGTAGATGTAACCCCATCTAAAATATTAAGTTCAGCAGTGGTAGAGGTAACGCCATCTAGAATATTTAACTCTGCTGCAGTAGACGTTACACCGTCCATAATGTTTAACTCTGCAGTTGTTGCAGTAACACCATCCATAATATTGAGTTCAGCAGTAGTGGCAGTCACACCGTCTAGGATATTTAATTCAGTGGCGGTAGAAGTAACACCATCAAGTATATTAAGTTCTGCTGCAGTAGAGGTAACGGCTGTACCACCCAGTGAAAGGGAAGTTGCAGCTAAAGTAGTAAACGTACCTGCACCTGCACTAGAGCCACCGATAGTAGCACCATCAACTGTACCACCATTAATATCTGCAGTATCAGCTACAAGGCTATCAATGTTAGCTGTACCATCAATATACAAGTTACGCCACTCAGAGCCTACAGCACCTAAGTCATGCGTATCATCAGCAGAAGGTAGTAGTGGGGAAGCAACATCTGCAGTAACTGTTACGGTATCACTAGCAGCATTACCAAGAGTAGTGTTGCCATTTACTGTTAGGTTAGCTGTAATGGTAGCACTCTCGTCAACCTGTAGTGTGTCAATAGTAGCAGTACCATCTAAGTACAGGTCTTTGAACTCTACACTAGATGTACCAAGGTCAATGTCGTTATCTGTGACAGGAGTAATAACACCATCTTGGAATCTAACTTGTTCTACGGCTGCACTAGATACCTCTACAAATACACCAACACGATTGTTTGATGTATCTACCGAAACTTTATTAAGTGCGTCTGAGTCAGCAATCAGTGGTACATATGCACCCTCTGCTGTTGTACCATCATGTTTGTGTCCTGTTGAAGCATTAAACGCAGCAAGTACTTGGTCAAACTCTAGGTTTAACGGGTTAGCTCGTACAACGGCTGTTGCCACAATGTCTGCTGAAGACTGTCTTGTATATCCTGCCACTTTTTATCTCCTGTCGCCTGTGCCATACAGAACAGATACTGCCTGTATTGTATGGCTAGGACTTGTGCTGTCGGTAACATAAGACACTGATATAGCATCTCCTGATCCACTTATATTAGTTGATCGTGTTGGTGATGGGTTGCCATCATATATGTCTGTTGTATCAAAAATAGTAGATGCACTATCAAAAAAGGAAGCTGCACCTGCCGTAGTTAGTGAAAAGTTTTCTGGTGTGGTTATTTCTGAATCACCAAAGTTAAAATCTATACCTACATTAATTACTGCTTCACCCTCTGTCCTAAGAAAAGTTTTAACTTTATAAAAGATTTTTCGGACTTCTGGATCACCCATAAAGTAGTACGGAGTTTGATACACACTAAATATTTTATCTGTATCAAAAGAACTGCCTTCTTCTTGTTTGTACACTTTACCAGAAGTGTCTCCATGAAGAACAAACTCAAACTGCCCTATATATCCACTAGCTACTGCTGTTGCTTCTATACCCACAAGCTGACTATACTCAAATGTAGACTGTGCTGTAGGGCTTTTACGAATAGCTGCTAGTAATGATAATGAAGTATTAGCTTCAAAGAATAATCTAAACTGAGACTTTCTTCTTAAAACCAGTGCCTTTAGTTTAGTTACATCCTCATTGGCTGTGTAGTTTTCAAAGGTCTTTTGAATTTCACGAGAGATTGTTTCAAGTTCAACGTCACCAATACGTGATGTACCAGAGATTGGTCTAATACCATCAGGACCAAGGAAAATAATGTCACCACCAAATTCTACTACAGTATCAGGAGCAACACAACCCAAGTCATTAGTAACATTTTCTACACTAAAGTTAGAGTAGTTATCCCCAACGATACGTTTAATTTGATTTTGACCAAATACATAAAGTTGATTACGAAAAGATTTTAACTGTGTTACAGTAAAACCTATGTTAATAACACCTGCACCATTTGCTGGATCAAAGTCTGTATCTGCATTAGGTGATGAAAAATAAATATTAAAGGGTTCTGCAGGATCACCAGCTAACCAAAGATGATTAGAAAAAGCACTAGCAAACTTAGGGTCGGTAGGAGCATTAGCATGTGTAATCTGCGTGTATGTTGTCCCATTGTATTTAGCTGCTGGATTTACACCGTCTGTAAGTAGTAGGACTTCTTCAGTCCAATTATAACGTTCAAACCTTACTGAGTCAACCCCTGTCATTGTAGGGCTACCTGCTGTACTAACTGCAGTCCAACCTATAACAGAAGGAGTACCTACAACTGTACTAGAATGTGAAGATGTACCACCTGTTATTACATTGTTAGCAGAAAAAACACTATCAGGTAATCTTCCAAAGTTTATAACAATAGAGTTGCCACTACCGTTAGCTGTTTTAGATATGACTGAACCTGAAGCTGATACTGCAGAATCATCACTTGAACTAACTACAGCAGTAACAGTTTCTCCTACAGTAAAAGATGCAGATTGATTGTCCGTGACTACAATAGTGTAGTAATGATTGTAATGATGTAAGTAGTTATTTCCTGATGATGGTGCTCTACAACCTAGTACGCCTTGGTTTATGTCACCGTTTACTACAAGCCCTAATACTTTACCTGTACCGGGTAATGTGTCATAAGAGTTTTCGTATCCACTTATTCTTCTGTAACCACCCTCAAGACTTGGTTCCATGTTCACAAGTCGTACAGCACTCCCAGAAAAGTCGTTAGACTGTGTAAGGGGGTCAACGTTAGTAACAAGACCACCTGCCATAACAGACACATATGTTTGTAATCCGTCAGACATACTTAAAATCCATCTGTAGTAATTCGACTCGTTGGTTTATTAATGGCTGTAGATATAACATTAATAGGGTAATCAAGAAGAAGTCTTCGCATCATATCAATACCCTGTTCAAATTTTTGACTATGCATAGATGCACTTTGTTCATTTGATCTAAACAACATCATATACATCATAGCACCGTCAATAAGAATATGTTTAAATCTATCGGGTATAATGGATGTGTCACTAGCTGCAGTTAAATCAGCAGGGAATTTAAAGTATCTGTATTCAATTACGTATGCTGCATCTGGGATAGGATGTACACCAAACTTTTCTTCTTGCGTCATGTATATATAATCAGGATCGGTACGTGAAGATTCCCCACCTAAATCCTCTAATGGTTTATAGTAAGTTATATATTGATCAAATGTAATTAGTTTAAGTTTTTTAGGTGTGTTGTTTTCGGAAGTTAACTGCCTAATATAAAAAGTGTCCCAATCTGCTTTGGAATAGTCAGCAGCAAAATCATACGTGCCTGTACCTGCAGTTAAGGTTTGTGTTGTTGTTGTTAATAAAAAAGGCCACTCTTGAGCCTGTTGTAACATTTGTCTAGTAGCAGAATTAATGGCATCTTTAGCAAGGGCTTGCACATTTTTAACTGTAGTAAATTCAGACTCAGTAATCTGAACCTCATTCATCCTACGTAGGAGTTCATTAGTCAAGTTTAAAAACGTGGTAATTGTTATAGCCTTTTAGCAGGAGTAAAGTAAAGCCGTGCAGATAAGGTAGCACTAAAGTCGTGGCTTGAAGTATGTCTATACACTAATACCTTATCGCCTTCATGTAAAAACAAAGGCCCACCACCAATAAACTGTGTGTGTGAACTTCCAGTTATAGCTTCTGATAAAACAAATGTGTGATACGTATCTGTGTCTGCGTGGTATACTTGAATGCCTATGTTTGAGTTAGATGTCTGATCATTAGATATTTGAAGAAATACAATTTCAGCTTCGTGGCTAGAAGGACAAGTAAACAAAAGTGTAGCATTATTAGGACTGCCACCTGTACTAGCAGAATTACCAGTTACAGCAGCAAATTTACTATCTGTCCTAAAATTAATACCAGCCATTTATTTTTTCTTTTTACGATTGTCTACAATTTTTACGGGATTACAATAGTTCTTTTTAGTAACTACACCACCATCATACAATCCCATAGCTGATGTAGTTCCCCTAGAGGACATCATGCCTTGAGGCGCACGATTAGCAGACATACGGTATTTGCTTTGTTCTTGTTCTGGTGTTGATACACCACCCAAAGCATACTTTTTAATTTTACCCATTTTTAAATCCTTATGTAGTTAAAGGGCCACCCGAAAGCAGCCCTTTAATATTTTAGTTACGCAAGTGCGTCACGGTCTACTTCATTAGCAGCCATGTCACCAATGTCTGTACAATCCATAAGGACTGCCCATACACGGAACTTACCTGATGAAACAGCACCACCTGAAAGGGTAGCAATTGTTACATCAATGTTGTCATTAGCAACAGCCATTACGGGCTGATATGCTGCAGGGTTCTGTGCGACTACTGCTGCTGCAGATGTAGCATCGAAACCGTCAACAAATACGTCAGCATCAACCATACCCAAGTCTACTGTAAAAGTAGAACCATCGGATGCAGTGTCAACTTCGATACCTGCGTTAAGGACCATAGTACCTTTAGGTACAGCAATTACAGGAATGACATCAGATGCTGCAAGAGCAGAACCTTTATCAGACAAAGCTGTAGCCCAGTTTAAGGTAGTCTGAACCATGTAGGGATTGCGACCACGTTGCGTATTGCCACGTGCGGAAGCAAGAGTATTATCACCAAGTGCCATGTTTCAATCCTCCCTTATGCCAAGTGATACTTAGCATTCACAAGAGCTTCTGGACGAAGAATCTTGCGACCATATAGATGCATACCCCGAACAATGTCGGCAAATGAATCTGGGTCACGGTATGTTTCTGTTTTGTTGATTTGCTCCGCAGTTGCGACAGCAGAATCATGTCCAGCAACAATCATGCCATAGTTGGTTGAAGAGTTCGTTCCAGTGAAGGAAGGACCAGTACCAACGGCAGGAAGGTTGTTAGATGTGTAAACAGAGAAACCGTGAATCTTAGTTCCGATTTGACCATTCTGAAGACCAGAACCACCAAAGTCTGCGTTAAACAAACGGGAGTCCTCATCTTTCAGCAATTCCATAAATACTGGGTCAACAACAAGCCAACGACCTTGTGAGTCCACGTTTTGCTGGTCAAGAAGACGAGACATACGTGCAATCACAGTCAATGGGAATGTGTCACCAGCAGCAGGAGTTGAGTCAGTTGCACCACCAGTACGAGGCTGAAGTGCGAGTGCATCACCTGCTGAACCACCAAAGTCATTAGCATCAATTTTCATTGAAGACAACAACTCGTCTGATCCTGCAGTTGAAACGGCCTTAGAACCATTAACAGTAGTGTTAACTGTGTCTGGTGTACCGTGTAGTGCTGATTGTTTAAAACCAGTTAGATAACCAAGAACGTCTTGGTCAAACTGATCTGACAAACGATACGCAGCACGATCACTTGCAAGGCTTTGGAAGTTTACATGAGAGTGGGCTTCCTCAATGTCATCGACTTTAAAGGCAAAGTAGTTTGCTTTGTCGATGGTCAATGAAAAGTCTTCATCATCCAAGTCTTGTGGTGTGATAGTTGTACCACGTGCGTATTCTTTTACGGTGATTTCAGGTTCTTTGATGATTTTTACTGAGTCACCCATGTTTGCAATTTCTCCGAAATAATCAGAGTTAGTAATTGCCTCGGCAACAGATGCTTTGCGGAATGCAAGTTGCACCTGTTTGCTGTAGATAACTGGCGAGAAATTACCATTTGGTAGGTTTCCATGACCAGAAGCTGTCGAAAATGCCATTTTAATTCTCCTTTAGCATTGAGACACAGATGCAAACCTTCAAGTTACTTATACAGAGGCTAATTCTAGTAGGGTGCATTATTAGGAAAGTTGGCCTACCTTCCATCAAATGGGCCATAAGACATTAGGTTGTCCGAAAGCTATTGTTGTTTGCTAAGAGTATTTAATGGTGCGAGTATTCCATAAAGGGGTCACACCATTAGATTGTACACATAGTTATATCATAAATATATTATATGTCAATACCTTTTATCGGGCTGAACCCGACATATCGTAAATAAATTTACCTGTACGAATAGATTCCATGATTGCATCAGCAGCCTTTTCGTACTGTTGAGGTGACATTTTATTTACATCACTCTCTTTAAATACCGCCGTGTCATTATCGGTATCAGGTTGACTTCTATTATTACGACTATTCACAGAACGTGCAGCATCTTTATTGCTGGCAGGTTTCTTTGTCTTAATGTTCATATCTGCTTTGTACAAATCAATTGCCCTAGCAGCAGAACGTGAATCATTATCATTTTCGTATAATGCATCTTGCACCCACTTAGGCTGCTCTTCTGCCCACTCGTGGAATGCATCACTATCACGAATTTCACCAAAGTCAGGGTGTGCTTTCATAAGCTCGACTTCAGCTTTCTCACGAGATGCAGTTGCTTTCATCTCATCAATTTCTTTTACACGATCTTCTAATCCAGCAGCTTGTTCACGTGCCTTTTTAATTGCAATGGTTTCTACAATAGCTGCTACATCTGGATACTGTGTAGCCCAAGCCTCAATGTCTTCGTCAGACTTAGGTAGTTTAATCTCTTTACGTGTTACGTCTTGTAACTGGCCTTCAAGTTTAGTAAACTTTTCTTCCCAAGACTTTTCTTTTTCTTGCATATGGCGACGAAGATCACCATAACGTTTCTTAAAACTTTTCTCTTCTGCATTAGTTGGTTCAGCTTCTTGAGGCTCTTCCTCTTTAGCTTCACCTTTTTGTTCTGCAATAAGTTGTTCTAATTCTTCTTCTTCTTTTTTGATTCGTTCTTCGTTAGTGTACTTACGATTTGCAAAAGCTGTTTTCTTTTCGGGCTGTACTTTTTCAGCCATAATGGTATCGGACATTATATTTCCTTAAACTAGGGCCACCGTAGCCATGTTGGATGGGGGGTGAGTAGCCAGCATATCTAGCAAATTTATCGTGTAGCTAGACCACGTTTTTTAACAACTGGTTTTTTAGCTTTACCTAAGTTAACATTAGTCATTATTTCTGGACCTAGTACTTTACCAAGTATGCGGCCTTGTGATGTACCCACTAAACTACGAATAACATCCTTATCATCTTCTTGTAGCCCATTAAAACGATTAGCTACAGTCTCAGCATATTCTGTAAATTCCATGTTATATTCCTGTAATTATTCTAAACTTACCTATTGTGTACACTAAAGGTTCTAATACACATCTATATATACGACCTAAAGTATTTCTTTTTTTATTTTGCATAGATGCTCTAAGGTCTGCAGTACGATGACGTGCAATGTGCTCTAATACAGTACGTACAAATTTATTATTTTTATTGTATGCTAAATCTACTAAAGGTAAGAACAGTGTATGATAACCTATCTCATGTTCTTTTGTCAAGTAGTCTTTAGAATAAGATAGCCAAATAGCTTGACGATAAGAGCCAAAGCCATACGCATTATTCATGGCAGTACATACAATTTTATTATCTTTTTCTTTTGCAGCATCTGTGTTAGAGGTATCACCCCTAGAGGCTTCATTAGCACGTCTGTTTGCTGTAGCAGTATAATGTGCTGCTAATGATGGGTTAGCTTTTAAAGATGTTTTTTCTGTTTCAGATAAGTGATTAGTAATATTAGTACTTGTATTTGGATTAGTTGAATCTAAACGTGTAGCTTTTTGATCACGTACAGGTTCTGGTTTTTTAGCTACCTTTTTTGTGGGTGTTGTAACAGTCTTTGTAGTTTCTTCTGTCACAACAGGTCTAGC